CTCTTAAAACTCCTGAACTAATTCCTACATGAAACATTGCTTGAATTAATATTTTACTGGATGAAGCAGAAGGAGTAATTGAAGCATCCATCATTTGTCCTGTCTGATCGCCAGCATTTGCAGTACTGGTTGAAAATGCTGTATTTTCTACTTGAACAACTTGAAGAACTTTACCAGCAGTTATTCCACTTATACCGCTATTTGTAATTGACATTCTTTCAACACCACCAGTTGAAAACTTGATAGTGTCAGCAGCAGGGAATGTTATACCAGTATTACTATCCGTTCCAGTTACAGCAGGGGCAGAAACCGTTCCATCAACTCCAGAAATACCAGTTGTGCCGTTAATGTTTAATGCCATAATTACAAGATAACAAGTATTGCGCCACTTGGCACGGTCACGGTAACACCGCTGTTGATTGTTGGACTTACTGTATGGGCGTTTTTGTTTGACGTCAAGGTATAACTTGTAGTTACAGCTTGGTCACTTTCAAAAAACACTTCATCACTACCGCCCCCGGTTGCTCCCGCCCCGCCACCTACAGCAGCGAAAGCAGAACCATTATATATTTCTGCTGAACCTAAAGTACTGTTAAATCTAAGCTCTCCTGTTGCGGGACTTCCGGGACGTTGCGCCGTTGTTCCAACTGGTATTCTCAATGCCCCAGTATAGTTATGAACAACAGAACCAGTAAAAGTAGCACCAGCTAGAGGGGCTAAACCAAAGTTGGTTGTACCTACCGGGCCAACAGTTACATAGCCATTATTACTTGCGTTTCTTATTTTTAAATTTCCATCTGATGTATCAACGTGCCATTGATAGGCAAAATTTGTTGTTAATGCACCAGAATTACTATTGTTAGATGCAATCGCTTGCAAAACATTATTTATGTCGGCTCTCACGGCAGAGCCAGTTCCGTTATCAATTACAAAATCATGTTGAGCCATGGCGTTTAGGTTCCTTTACCAAATCCTACCGCTTGATAGTTGAAATTTCTATCTATACTAGCATTTGATGAATTTTTAAAGTGTACTGTAAACCCTGTTGAGGAAATATTTGACAAAACGAAATAATCCCCAGAGGCCATGTTGCTTGCCGTAATCCCTACGCTTGGCAAACTACTATTGTTGCCGCCAAGAACTGAAGTTCCTGTAAAAAATGGAGAACCAAAGGTAACATTTTTCGCCCCGGCTCCTGATGCTATCTCTGTATTGCTCTGTTCTGTTCTTCTTTGGAAAGATGCCGTATAACCTAATTGGGTTACTTTGATGTCCTGTGCGGGGTCATTTGAGTTCAAAACAGCGCGAAACTGAAAGCCCCTACCCTTAAATGTACCGTTGGCAAACTTTCTGAAAGCTGTATAAGTTGGGGAACCAGAACCGGGATTATCGGAAGTGGTTCGTACAAAAAGTTCTGCGTTAACGTCTACGGCCTCTGTGCCATCAAAGTCTGTCCATGTATCAAGATTTGCAGTTCTGGAATCGAAAAGGTCAGAGGGGTAAAAACCTTCAGTTAGAAAATGTCGTTTAAGATCAAGGCTAAATTCAGCGCCAAGGTCAAGCGTATCTTTGAAATCATAAGTTCCTGTTGGTACTATGCCACCGAAATCATCTAAAGAACCTACAAGGTCAAAGTCGGTAATCTGGTCAAAACTACCACCACCAACTAGATTTAAACTATTTGTAGTTGCATCAAAAGCTACATTATTTAACGTACCCTGATATTTTGGATTATCTAAATCTTCTCTGCGTGTCTGGCTTACCAAAACACCCTGCGTATCAGGTAAATCAACAATTACAGATGTTTCCCCTGCGCTAAAACGTCCCCCATCATCTTGAAATTTTAATATATATTCTCCTTCAATTAAAGTTACTACCGCTGAAGTTGTGTTGCCCGCTAATCCGGGTATCAAATCAACCGCATTTGTAAAAGTACCATTACCATTAGTTAGAGTACTATGACGTACGTAAACGCGCCCGCCGTGAATTACATCAACGTCTGTTGATAAATCCCAGTTAAGTCGAATATTTTTTGAATCAACTGGTTCAAATGTTAAATTTTGTACGTTACCCGGTACAGCAGTTTTACCGACAGCGTTAAAAGTAGCATCAGTTGAAGTAGCGCTAATTTCTAGTGCAGCGTTGTAACTGAATACTTGTATTTCGTATGTACCTGCTTCAGTATTAAAAATTTCATAATCAGGTCTTGAAACTGTCTGGCTTGTGTAGTTGCCATTATTAAAACGATAATTTACTTGATATTGTGTAACGCCAAGTATCGGTTGCCAACTTATGATTAATTTTGCTACAGCCTGATTATTAATCTCAACAATTTTTTCAGAAACTGTTAAAGCATTTGGCGGGTCAGAGGGCTGATTAAGAATTGAAACTGTACGATCAGGTAAAGATATATCTTCCTCAATAAAAGCATATTTTTCATTAACGTAAGAAAGCGCTGTAATGGTGTAATTTATTCCATCATTTTCCTGTACGTCTATAACTCTAAATTTTTGTGCTAATACCGCAGTATTTTGAATTAGCCAAACTGTGTTTACGTTTGGAGTGGTTGATAATGCACTTTCTAAAGTAACTACTGCACCAGAAATCC